TACTCGTTTTGTGGATCGAGCATCATCTGAAGTTTGTCCAGATGGTCGATGTACGAGTTGACATGGTAGCCGGTGATGGAGCATCTACGCCTCGTGTTCGGAATCTCGTGGTTCGGAGTGGGCGGATGACGAGTTACCATGTCCTCGCCCTCAGCGAGTCCGAGACGGTCGAAGTACCCTTCTTTCGCGTTTCGGATGACCTCAGTACGCACCTTAGGCGCGCATTTGGACATCTTCTGCTGAGACAGCATATACAGTTGTGGACTGTACTGCCTCGCAAACGCAGTTTCTATGGTACTTGAAATTGGCATGATTGCACCTCAAGTATAAGTTAATACTCACGATGAGGCTGCCCCGACCGCCAGGACCACACCTTCATTTTGACTCTGATAGAGTACGGACCTTATCAACCACATCAAGGCTCTGACAGCACCTTTCAGTGACTTTTCGGCTACCCGCTACCCTGCCGCCCTCTCAGGCGGATAGGCTTTTTTAATCAATTCCTGCTGTTTCTCAATGATGGCCTTGTGCTTCTCTGGATCGACATCCTTGAGATACTTACCCTGATGCGAACCATCCGCAAAGGGCAGGATAAATCCAGGTGTGCTTCGAAGCTCAGAAAGTTGGCCTTCAGCCTCCTTCGGCGTCACAGCACCAGTGACCTCAACCGTGAGCGGTTTGCCTTCCACGAGTCGCATACCTGCATCAGACAGCAATTCCAGAAAGTCAGGATCATTCCCGTACTTTTCCAGAATCGGTATCCTGCTCTCAGGATCGGGCCTCAGTACCGTAATAACCCGATCCGCAAGGTGCTTTCTCTCGTCGTAGGCTGCGCCCCAACGCTTGATGAGCTCCTGCTTGGCGTCCATCATGGCCTGCTCTTCTGCTTGATCGTCCTCTTTGAGAAGATTGAGCGTCTGTTGGACCTCAAACTTCAGATACTCATTGAAGAGCTTAGTCGAGACGCCATGCTTGTACGCAAACTCCTTATAGGCAGCAAGACGGTTCGCATCAAGTATCTCAGATAGCTCTTCAGGCACTTCCACCTTGTAGTCGTCCACTGTTTCAGGACGACCTATGGCCTTGTAGAACGCATCCCACTCAGCCTCAGAGGATGTCTCTGTAGGCACAACAACCTTGTTCTTGCCTATGGCTTTCTGCCCGTTTACGTACTGGCTTATCAAGCTCTGCCATCCGGTGACTGTTTCCAGACACTTTTCACCGCGAAGGTTCTCAGGAACATGATCCAGCCAGTTCTCAGCCAGATTGCCATCAGCGTCAATGATCGCTACCGACTGCTCGTTACCGACTTCCTCGTTACCGAGATCGTTATCCGAATCGGCCATTTTGTTACTCCTCTTTCTCACTTACAACATGGGTTGGAATCTCAGCGTATGGATCGAGATTCATCATCTTGAATATGTATAACAGCACGCTTCGCTGGCCCTCAAGATACATCATACGATTGCTGTCAAGCTGAGGGTTCGTCTGAAGCCCTGATAGCAAAAACGCAGGGACTTTCTTCTTCAAGTCCTCAAGAACTCGCTGGCCTTCCGGTGAGGCAAAGACAAAGGCATAGTCCCGAATAAGCTGCTTTTTGTTAGGCCGCTGCACGTCTGCGCCTCCGTTTCATGGCACGAGCCAGCTTCTTCTTCTTTCGGGGCAAGCCATGCTCTTTCGTCTTGGCAAAGTCGTGGAGTTGCGACTTGCTCATCTTCAGCAAGCCCCTATTACGCTTGTACAGCTTGCTTGGATGATGCTTCGCTATAGCCATAGCACGTCTTTGAGCCTTGCTCACTGCTGGCATTATCCTATCGCCTCCTGTACCTGCTCCGCTGCACTTCCGGGCTCAGGGGCTTTGGTAATCTGCCCGTACCCCTGAGCAGCGATCTGGGCCATTTCCAACGCTTCGCGTTTCGCCTGCTCCTCTGCCCTCATCTTGCGAATCTCATCCCGCTCTCGCAAGGGCCTGATGTGGTCCGTCTTGACGCCCAAACTGTCACCCAAATCCCTTGCAGCCTTGTCATATTCTACGTTGTCCTGAATACCGGGGAATATGGCCTGCATTGCACCAAGACTGTTCACCCAGTACATCAAGGCAGACGCCTGCTGGTCCCTCAAGGCCAACGCCAGAGGACCGTGATACTCAATCTTGAAACCTTCACCCTGCAACTCCTCCGGTGGCTGCGGGAGCTGACCATTCCGTATCAACAAGAGCACAGAGCGAGTAATCAGAGAATCGAAAAGCTCATTGAAAAGCCTTCCGATGGGCTTGGACAGCTTCTTCATGCCCTCTTTGAGCCTTTCGATAATCTCCAATTCATTCCTTCTGTCGCCCTTGCCGAGCATGGCCAGAGTCTCAAAGACGTTCTTGAAGAACATCTCCTTAATGGCCTCCCTCTCATACTCAATGATGTCTTTCCCTACCGGATAGGCTCCCTTAGCCTCCCCGAATACCGCTTGAGACGACGGTATCTGCGTCACATAGTTGATTGCCCCCGGGGTAACATCATAAGTGCCATCCACCGACTCCAAAACCTCCCTTGGCGGGTTTACCCACTTATTGCTCATCTCCGCAAAGTCTTTTCTCAAGCGGTTGAGGTATCGGACGCTTCGAAGGGCCATTGTCCCAAGCCCCCTACCGTAAACCTCACCATACATGACCTTGTAGCGCGGTGTGTGAAACGGATACTCAGGATAACCGCTTTCGAAGATGGTATGTTTGTCCGTTTCAGCCACGTAGACACTTTCCCAAGGCATATTCATATTGTCGAGCATCTGCCCGTTTCGATTTCTACGGGGACGGACAATCCAGACAATGTCAAACTTGTCCTGCTGTTTTTCAGCATTGTCATAGGCTTTTGCTATGGCTTCACCGACGTTCTCTCTCCCCCACTCCTCCACACACTGCAAGGCGGTCCTCTTGCACGTAACGATGTTCGTATCAATAATTCCCTGTGCGTTCTCGATGCACTGGTACATCCCGATAGGATATTCTCGGAAGTTAAGTCCAGTCTTGACAGTCCACTCCGAATAGACATTCCCCGTTCCAAAAGTAAGCCATGCCTGAAGGACGTTGTCAATCTGAGTAATGAAGTTAGAGTTGAAAAGAGCCTCATGGGATTGCTCCGTCAAGTAGCCCAAGTATCTCCTTACCCTCTGAATATCGTTCAGTTCCTTCCGACCAGCCCGAAGCGCGTAAAATAGCTGTCCGGGGGGCATGATATTGTTCGACAACCCTGATGCCATGTTCTCCGACTCAATTATGGCAGTGGTATCGTGAACCATGCTCATCAAGTCGTGGCCGGGCGTATGCGTCTCCAAAATCGGGTATGTCTGAGGAAAAATCAAATCAGCGGTATTCTGCCACAGATTGCGGAAGTTGGACTGAAGGTTCTTCAGCCTGTCCCGAAGCTGGATTATTTCTTTCGCTTTATCGTCAGCCATCAGCCACCCAATAGCAGTTTCTTGCCTGTATACTCGGGTTCCAAGGCCCCTGTAATCACCGTGGCAGCCCTGCCTTTACGCTTACGCCCAAATCTGCGTATCGCCTCTTCCTCAACCTCTGGAATGGGCGGTGGCGGCGGAACCGCCGGCGGCTTTGGTGTCTTCGGCTTCTTCATCGCTTTCGCGGCAAGAATACCCCCAGTTGTGGCAGCCGCCGCCATTAGTGCAGTTGATATTCCCATATCAAACCTCACAGATGAACGTAGTCTCAAACAGCTTCAAACCCAAATGATGATACAAGTCTATCACCTTCCGGTACTTATTGCCTGCAATGTGCGAGGCTACCATCAAGAGATGAGAACAGCCATGCTCTTTGGCCCACTTCTTAGCCTCATTTGTCAACATGCGTATCGCTATGCCCTTCGTGCAGTACCAATACTTCTCGACAGCCAACTTCTGCTTGCCAAGAAAGCTATCAGTGGCAAAAAGAGCCAAAAATCCCACTGGCTCGTCACCGTCCACAGCCACTATCACGGCAGCGTCCTCCATCTCCATCCACGCCTTGCCCTCAGTGAGAATGTCATCAACAGAAACGTCAATGCCATACTTGCGGGCTCGATGCTCCCGAAACCACATCTCTCCGAGGGGCCTGAGTTTCTCAATGTCTATCTGGTACGCTATCTTCACCATTTGATTCGTCTATCTGGTACGCTATCTTCACCATTTGATTCTTTCGTAATTCGTCTGATATTGTCGAAAGTCACCGAATTTGATTCTATGTCTTGAGTCCAAATTACAGCTTCTTTCTTCCACTGGGATAGAATGGCCTCTTCGGTCACAGACGCCCCGTTCGTGGTATTCGTCGATCTTTCGCTCAATATGCTTCTCTTTTTCACGTCCTTTGGACTCACCTATCACATTAAATCTGCTCATATCCTTGCATACTCATTCATCACATGGGTTTGCCTTCGCCTACGCCTCTCGAAATAGTTCATGGCATTGCGATAATGGTCCTTATTGCCCCGATAACGCCTTGTCTGATGGCCCGTTTTCCGGTCCTTTTCCTCAACGCAGATAGGATCGCAGACCTGACGTACGAATTCGGTGATTTCAGGCGATTTTCGCGGGATAGAAACGAGGCCCTCGGTAAAGAGTTTTCCACTGGCATCAAAGCACTCCGTTCTATTGGGCTTAACTAAGCCCGTTTTCTCGTTGTAAATCGTCCCGATAGGCGTAGTCTCGCTATACCAGCAGAGCCAGACTTTGAAGCGTTCCCGCCTCTGGAATTCCCTCGCCTTGTCGGAATTCGGGTTCAAATCAACAACACAACTTCGCACATTGAACCGCTTGGCGACATCAGAAAGCTCGTCCCAACTCTTAAAACGACCGACCCGGAGCACTTCATATGAATTCCGAGAGTTCCTTATCCCTATCACATAATGCTTCCAATCACCCTGATCTATCCCCATTGCACAAGGCCCTTCATGGTAATGGGCCTGCTCAAAGTTCCCGCAACAAGCAAAAACCTCCGCCCTGGTGAGCTGGTTTTCAATCGACAGATAAGGCATTCCGAGCTTCGTCCGGTAAACATCACCGATATTGTCCTGGGGCGGATACCGAAAATCGTGCAATATCGCAGCAGGGTCAGAGTGCGGAATAACCAACTGGCTCCACCTGTAACCGTGCATTATCTCGCTATTCTCAGGCTTATCAGGAATCCACCTGCCGTCCTTATTGCCTATCGGACCTCCGCACTTCCGACAGCTTAAATGGCCCTTCCCATGCTCATCAATCTTGATAAAGCCCGGATTGTCAAAAAACTCCTTCTCCGCACAAGTCTCAGTATTGCACTTTTTACACGTCATCCACCAGTGTCTCTGGTCAGACTCCAAAAAACACCCGTCAATGCCCCTGCCCGGAACGCCTGGGTTGCCAATATAGACCTCCTCCTTGACCTCAGAGGCCCCCATCCTGCCTATAGCCTTCAGAATCAAGTCCTCGTCCATAATGTCCAATTCATCAAAGACGACCGCATCGACGGCAATGCCCTTCACCCGGCCAGACTCCTGATAACCTACGTCAATCTTCCGGGGTAAAGTGCCACTGCGAAGGTACAAATAGGCAGTCTCGCCCACCTTCTTGATGCTCACACTGTCGTCAGAGACGAATTTCCCTATCGCAGATGGGTTCTTGTCAATCAATGGGGCAAAGCGACTCTTACTGTATTCCTGAACCTCATCCGTAGTCGGCATCAGATAGAGAACGCCGTTCGGATAGCGACGATAAATCATCCCGTGAAGCATCTTCAGCATGACAATCAAACTCGCCCCGCCCTGAGTGCCCTTCATCATGCAGGTACGCCTGAACTTAGACTGCATGGGCTCGATAAGGTACTCACGACCCTCGAACGTAAACTGGCCCGCAGGCAGCTTGATAAGGTTCAAGTCCGCCCAATAAGCGGGATCAACTGTAGCTACCTCTTTCGGTTCCATTATGGACTTGTCGTTGTCGTGCTCGTCGTTGTGCTCGTCGAACTGCTCGTAGACGCCGTGCTGGAAGTTGAACTCGTCGTCGAAGCAGTAGAACTCGTGGAACTTGTACTGCTTGTTGTGCTTGCAGTTGAGCTTGTACTGCTCGTACTGCTCGTGGACGCCGTACTCGACGTAGAACTCGTCGTCGAAGCAGTAGAACTCGTCGAAGATGTCGTGCTCGCCGTACTGGAAGTCGAACTCGTCGTGCTCGCCGTACTGGAAGTCGAACTCGTCGTCGAAGTCGTTGACGATGTTGACGATCTCGTGGACGATGTAGTCGATGTCGTCGAACTCGTCGAAGTCGTCGAAGATGTCGTGCTCGTACTCGACGTCGAAGATGTCGTGCTCGCCGTCGAAGAGGTGCTCGACGTAGTGGTACGCAAATCACCAGCTATCACCACCGCACCGGCAGCCATCGGACGATAATGAAGCCACAAAGTCCCCCTGCCCACCTTCGTAGGTATCAAGGCGCTGAGCTGAATGTCTATCCCGCCCTCCATCACCAAAACGCCCTTGCCCACAGCACTGCCCCGGTCCACCGCGTTAATAGGCAAACTCGTACCAGGAAGAGACCGAATTATCGTCGTCCCGTCGCACTCAGACCAGTAAATCGTCCCAATAGGCCAGTTCGCTATCCCGATATTGTCCCCAATTATCGTGTTCGCCCCAACAGTCGGATTAGACCACCAACGCATATTACACGCAGGAGCAGCAGGCGGAGCCTCCGTTATCTGCATGAACATCGCCGTGATAACCACAGGACCATCAAGAACCAAAAAACAGTCGCTTACCCGACCACCGTACAGCCTAACATCAGTCCGAGCCACGTACTGCTCGCCCAAAGCAGTTACCTGACGAACCCTTGCTGTCCTAAATTCCATGTCGCTTGCCCCTTAAATTGTGGATAACTCAGCTTCAACCCTACGCCTATGCGCCTCAACCCGAGCCTGACGCTCAGCTAAAAACTCCTCAGGAACACAGTCAGGAGTCATCATTGTCGGATATGAATCCACCCGAAAATCACGAGTCCGATACATCTTCACCCCTTCCCCCAAATCATCAAGCGAAACGTAAGTCACCATATAACTGCACTTACAGCAAAAATGTAAACTACCTTACAAATGTAAAACAAACTTTACATCAAAACGTAAGTCACACTATATATAGACTTATAGTAAACTATGCCTTGGATCACGAGCTAAATCACCCCAGTAACTCAACTTCCGACCCGTAAGCCAACGAAAAACCTTCGTCAGCCAACGCCAGCGAATACCACGCCAAACATACCAACCGTTAGCATGAATCTCACACACAGCCTCACGAGTCGTCAATGGACACTCAAACCACAACCAATACCCATGCTTGTAAATCCACTCTCGAAACATAACTCACACTATAATAAAGACTTATCGCAAAAATGTGTCCTAAGACACTTCAACCGTTACCTTATGATGTATATCACTAATACACGTAAACAATACTCAGGATTCATGTAAAGCTTCCTTTACATCACTATTTCCAGAAAAATTTTCTGACGTGACAGTGCTGGGCGCGGCGCGGCCCGCTTGGGGGGTTTCGACTTCCGGGATGCCCCCCGGTAGTCCTTTCGGAAACGTGATGAATAGCGTGCGTAAGCGGTATGGATACGTATGCCGGCAGTATGGATTCGCCTTACTTTCCAAGCTCTTTCCGCAGTGTATGCACATCATAGGATCACCCTGCCTTCTGGCCAAACCTCAACCGGGCCAGTCGTTGCGCTTCTTCGCGTTCCTTCTCGTCAAGCTCACGTTGGCGGGTAACGTCCTCTACTTGCCTACGCTCTATCAGTAAGCCCAGTAACTGGAGCTTCAGTTGCAACGCCTTGATCACAGACTGCCTAGGAGACTTAGCGTCGTAGATAATTTTATCCAAGACTGAGACAGCCTTCTC